AAAACGCACGCCAATGCCTCGCGTCCGCTCACGGGATGCGGAAAAAAAGACCTCGGCTTGTCCTTGGTTCGCGAATCACGAACTCCCCCGGTTCCGGCCACTCTCTGCGCCGCTTTTGTGTGACCCTGTATCCTAAGGATATTAGGAGCATTGTCAATGCGACCAGGCCCGCCGCCGAAGCCGAAGCATGTCCTCGCCATGACTGGATCGTGGCGGGCCGACCATCGCGAGGAACTTGGCGAGTTCTACGAAACGCTGCCCGAGCCGCCCGACTTCGTCCGCGAGCGGGCTGGCGAGTTGTTCCGCGAAGCCTGTGCCCAACTTGATTCGATGGGCGTTCTGGCGAAGACTGACAAGCACGCTGTTCTGCGGTACGCAGTCACCCTTGACCGCTGGTATTCCGCAGAGGAAGAACTCGCGAAAGGCGCAATCCATTTTCACTCGATGACGGGCCGCCAGGGCGAGGAGAAGGCAGCGAAGCCTTCCCCGTTCTTTGCACAGTCGGCAGCCTGTCACGAACAACTGCGGCAACTTGAGAGCGTTCTCGGCTTCACGCCAGCAGACAGGACTCGCCTAGGAATGGCAGTCATGGACCGTCAGGCCAAGTCGGCAGACCCGATGAAGGCTCTGCTGGCCGGTGGCTGACATACGCGATTTCATATCCTGTCTGCGGCACTCGCGAGGCGAGTTCGCTGGCAAGCCGTTTGAGTTGTTCCCGTGGCAGCGGGATTATCTTCACGCGCTGTTCAACACCAAGCGCGACGACGGAACCCGGCAATACCGTCAGTCGCTCCTCGCCATCGGTCGCAAGAACGGCAAGACGCAGATGTCGGCGGGCATCGGCCTATTTGGCCTCGTTGCCGACGCCGAGCCGGGCGCCGAGATCGTCTGCGTGGCCGGGGACAGGGAGCAGGCGTCAATTCTGTTCGACGCCGCGAAGCAGATGGTCGAGGGAAACGAGACCCTGTCGGCCATTATCAAGCCATACCGCAAGGCACTCGCAGTCCCAACGACCAACAGCGTTCTGAAGGTCATTTCCAGCGAAGCGGCGAGCAAGCACGGTTACGGATGCTCGATGATCCTGTTCGACGAGTTCCATGTCCAGAAGGACAGGGAACTCTACGATGTGCTCACAACAAGTACCGGCGCGCGGCGCCAGCCTCTGACCATCTTGATCACGACGGCGGGCTTCGACAGGCAGAGCATCTGCTACAAGATCTGGGAATATGCGGAAAAGGTGCGGGACGGCCTCATCGACGACCCCACGTTCCTGCCGTGCATCTTCGCGGCTCCGCCAGAAGCAGACCCGTTTGACGAAGCAACGTGGCGGCTTGCGAACCCGAACTTCGGCGTGACCGTCAAGGAAGACTACTTCCGCGAGATGGCGGCCAAGGCCAAGTCTTCGACCAGCGACGAAATGACCTTTCGCCGCCTCCACTTGAACCAATGGACGAACTCAGAAGAGAAGTTCTTCCGCCACGGCGTCTTTGAGTCCTGCGATCAGCCGCTTCGCAGCACAGCAGGCAGGCCATGCTACTGCGGCCTTGACCTTGCCAGCACTTACGACACGACAGCGTTCGTTGCCGTCTGGCCAGATGAAGACGGAAGCATCGACGTTCAGGCGACGTACTGGATCCCAGGCGACAACGCCGACAAGCGCGAGAAGGCTGACAGGGTGCCGTATGGCCAATGGACTAAGGACGGTTTTGTTAAACTAACTGATGGTGACATAACGGATTACGACGAGATTCGGGATTACATTCTCGAGTTTTGTGAGAAGAATTGGGTCAAGGGTGTGGCGATTGACCGCTGGAACGCGGTCCATCTCATGACCCAACTCTCGGCCGAGGGCGTGGTTGTCCACCCGTTCGGGCAGGGTTTTGGCCCCATGAACGCGCCGACACGCCTGCTCGAAAACCTCGTAACATCCGGCCGACTCAGACACGCTGGAAACCCAACTTTGATGTGGCAGGCCAGCAACGTCCAAGTAAAGACGAACGACGAAGGGCTGATCAAGCCCGTCAAGAAGTCATCCCACGACATCGGCCGCATCGACGGGATCGTTGCCCTCTGCATGGCCCTCTCACTTGCCAGCGGCGAAGTTCACGGGCCGCAGGCTGAACCCGAAATCCTGGTGCTGTAGTGGAAGAAGAGTCCGCAGCGATTGAAGACATCCTTGAAGTCCGCACCGGGCTGTCGCGCGTCTTTGAGGAAATCAGCGAAAGCAAGAAGACAGTATCTGGCGTAAGCGTCTCGCCAGAGAACGCTCTCCAGTGCAGTGCCGTCTTGGCGTGCATCAGGGTTGTGTCGGAGTCGGTGGCCGCCCTGCCCTTCTCGCTGTATCGCAGGCTTGTGCTGGGCGGGAAGGAGATGGCCGAAGGCATCCCCCTGCACCGCATCTTGGCCGAGCAGCCCAATTCGTGGATGACGAGTTTTGAGTTCCGCGAACTCATGCAGTCGTGGTGTATGCTCTGGGGCGCGGCCTACGCCGAGATTCGTCCAGGGAAACTTGGCTCAGTCACTGAACTCTGGCCGCTGCATCCCAGCCGCATGAAGGTCGAGCGGGTCAAGAACGGCAGGCTCCGGTTTCTGTATCAGGAGCCAGACAAGGCCACGCCAACGATCTACAACCAAGATCAGATCTTCCGCGTCACTTGGATGACGCAAGACGGCGTGAACTGCTACGTCCCCACGACGATCTCCCGAGAAGCCATCGCGCTCGCGAGGGCTACAGAACTACACTCTGGGGCTTTCTTCGGCAACGGCGCGAAGCCTGGGGTGGTTCTGGAGAGCGATCAGCCGCTCAAGCCCGAGACAGCCCAGCGGCTGCGGCAGTCGTGGGACGACATTCACGGGCGCGGCCCACAGAATGCCTCACGAACGGCCGTCCTCCCGCACGGCATCAAGGTCAAGGAACTGTCCGGGACGAATGAGTCCAGCCAACTAATTGAGACCAGGCGCTACCAAGTCGAGGATATCGCCAGGGCCTTCCGCGTTCCGGTCTACATGATCGGTGACTTGACCAAGAGTTCCTACTCATCGGTCGAGCAGCAGGGGCTGGACTTCGTGACGTTCACGCTCGTCCCATGGCTTCGCCGCTGGGAAGGTGCCGTTCGGCGTGACCTGATTCTCGACGACGACAACTACTTCGCTGAGTTCGACGTTCGCGGCCTGCTTCGCGGCGACAACGCCGGACGCGCCCAGTATTTTCGGGATCTCTGGCAACTTGGCGTTCTTTCGATCAACGAGATTCGATCCGCCGAAGGCATGAACCCGATTGACGGCGGCGACAAGCGGTTCGTCCAGGTCAACATGGCGCTGCTTGAGTCCTTCGTGGTCGAGCCGCCAGAGCCAGAAGTTGAACCGGCCGCAGAAGAGCCCGCACCTGAGACCATGCCAGCCGACCCAGCCGTGGAGGCCACGCGGTCCTCGGCGCTGGTTCTGTTCAAGCAGACGCTGCGGAAACTGGCATCCATCGAGTCTGACGGAATCATGGAGCGCCGCAGCAAGCCCGCCAAGTTGGCGGCGTGGCTTGAGGCGCACGAAAAGCGGATGAGAAACGAACTGTGCGACTCGGCCAAGGCGGCCGGTCTGAACATTGATGATTTCTCTGATGCGTGGATGAACGAAACAAGGGAACTGCTGCTCTCATGTCATCGCAGCGGTCGCAAGTATGAGGAGGTTCTTGAAACATGGACGGACAGAGTCGAGAAGACATTGAGCGCCGACTTGTAGAGTGCGACACCGCCGTTGAGCGGTGCCTCTGCGACAAGACAGGCAAAAAGAAAGTCGTCATTCGCGGCTACGCGGCCTTGTTTGGCAGCGATAGCCAGGACTTGGGCGGCTTCGTGGAGCGGATTTCGCCGGGCGCTTTTGACAACGTCATCAAGCGAGGCACCGACGTTGTCGCTCTCTACAACCATGAGCCGATGTTCCTGCTGGGCCGAGAGTCCGCAGGGACGCTGCGGCTGTCCGTCGATGAGCGCGGCCTGCGGTACGAAATCGACGCCCCCGAGAGCCGGGCTGACGTTGTTGAGGCCATCGAAAGAGGCGACGTGCGCGGAAGTTCATTCGCCTTCAAGGTCAAGGGTGCTGGTGAGCGGTGGAGCCGGATGCAGGACGGCCGCCAACTCAGGGAAATCACCGACTTCGACGGCTTGTTCGATGTCGGCCCAGTCCTGAGACCAGCCTACCCAGCCACCGAGACGTTCGTGAGCAGGCGGGCGCTCGACATGGCCAAGCGTGCCATGTATTCGGCTGGCGAGTTTGTTGCGTGGGACGGCGGCGTGGGGCGCGTCGAGTACGTCATGAACGACGGCTCGATTGGCGACTACTCGGAGGAGCCGATTGAGGCGACCCCAGAGGATCCGGCAGCGCTGGTGAGGAAGTACGACTTCGAAGATGGCGTCTGGGAAGAGTCCGACTACTTCGTTGCCAAGAAGATGAGCGAACTGGTGTCGGCCAGCAACATCATGGGCGAGGCGCCGATGTTCATCGACCAGCGGGCTGTCGGCCTCAAGCCGACTTCCGGCATGGCGGCTGCTGCCAAGCGTGGCCTGCGGCTGCACGAAGAAGGGAAGTCTGGGGACGGCTTGAAGCCGGAAACCGTGGCTCGCGCCAACAAGATCGCGAGGCGCGAAGAGTTGACGGAAGACCACGTTGTCGAGATGAACGCATGGTTCGCCCGGCATGAGAAGGCAAGCAAGTCACCGGGATGGGACAAGGCTGGCGAAGAAAAGCCCGGCTTCGTTGCGTGGCTCCTCTGGGGAGGCACTCCGGCGAAGAACTGGTCTGCGAGAAAGGCAGCGGCCATGAGCCGCGAGTTGCCAGAAGAGGGCGCCGAGAAGCGGGCCGAGGAAGAGCCGATGGAGTCGCTCTCTCCTGCGAACTTCGCCCTCTACGAAGCCATCGAGCAGATCGCGGTCGAGAACGGGCCGTGGCCGCAGGAAGGCCCGGACGGCGCCCACTACATGACGGACAACCCGTTCGCCAAGCAGGGGATGCGGTGCGAGAACTGCATCTTCTTTGAGAACGGCGCCTGCGAAGTCGTCGAGGGGACCATTGACCCGAACGCGATCTGCAAACTTTGGGTGATCCCCGAGGAGCGGCTCGTTTCTCAGGGCCAGCGAAGCGTCGATCCGGCGGCAGAGGCGGCCAGGCTGAAGGCAAAAGCACTGGAGACGGCTGCTCATGGACGAACTCGCTGACCTCATCGCGGCACTGGCGCGGTTCGAAGAGCGTGCCAGGAAGCCGAAGAAGCGCAAGAAAGTCAGAACAACCGGCCGCCCTGCCAAGACGGGGCCGTCTGCTGGGTGTGGGACTGGTTCTGGCGGCTTCAAGGCGGGGAACAACTGCGCCAAAGAAGACGGCATCCCGCAGAGGCCGCTCTCGCAGGGCGGCGCGCTCAAGGGCGCGAACGCCAAGGATGACTTCGCTCGCGCCAAAGCACTGAAAGAGAAGGCCGTCGCCAAGAAGGCCAAGAAAGAAGCCGACGCCAAGGCGAAGTCCATCGCCACCAAGCCGCAGCGGGACAAGGCAAGGGTGGACCGCAAGCGGGCGGCAGAAAAGCAGGCCAAGATCGACGAACTGCGCCGCGCCGCCGCCGAACGGAAGGCCCAGAAGGGCGAGCGTGACGCCGCCGAACGCAAGGCCGCCCAGGAGGCCGCCGACAAGAAGCGATCCGAGATGCTGCAGAAGATCCGCATCAAGAAGGCGAACGAAAAACTGACTGTCGCCGGGACTCCGAAGAGCATCAAGCAGGAAATTGATGAACTGAAACTCAAGAAGGCAAGCCAAAGCCTCAAAGTTGTCGAATCGCCTAGCGTCAAGAATGAACTCGACGAACTCAAGGCTATGATGACTCTGAAAAAGCAGGCCGCAGCATCGCCAAAGCCGCAAAAAGCAAACAGCCCGCAGTCCGAATATAGATCAGGGTCGTCGCTGGACAAGAAGCAAAAAGACATGACCCAAGCAGACAATGACGCGCTAGAATCAGACCGCGCGAAGGTGTTCGGTGATCATCTCAAGGAGGCGTGGGCATACGGAACGTACTCGTCAAAGGCCGACAGCATCAGGATGCAGCAGAAAATCACCATCTCCATGAACGCTGCCAAAAGGCTTGAGGCTGCAGGAATCAAAGAGAGCGACATTGACGACGAGATGCTTGCTAGGTTCGACGGACTGAATCGCTACTATGGAACTTCGACAGCGGCCGACAGATTGATCAAAGATGGAATCCCTGCTGGGTATCACAGAAGGTACGCTCTCTCCGCAGCAATGGTAGACTCGTGGGCCGCCACTTCTGGAGACCACAACGTCAACGCTGTTGGGATTCAGTACGCAATCAAGGACGAGTTCAAGGTAAGCAGGCCATACACAAAACACCTGCGTCTCTCGCACAAAACACCGTCCCAAGCAACCAAAAACGACTGGGACGACACGATTGAGAGGATTAGGAAAGACAAAGGCGTGCGCGCAGTCATTCGCGCCCATTACGATGAGACCCAGGCGAGGCTCAAGGCACAAGGCGTAACACACTTGACACTAGTTCGTGGATATGGAAGCGCAGCAAAAGTCGATCCAATCAACGAGCAGAACGTGAGCCTTCAACCGGCGTCAAGTTTTTCCATGAACAAGTCCATAGCGGGCATTTTCGCGCCGTCCGGGAGCGCTTTAAAAAAGAGATACCTCACGGCCACGGTTGAAGCCCGGTACGTCCTATCGACTTGCGGCACGGGTTTCGGCTGCGTAAACGAGCAAGAGGTTGTTGTTCTTGGCGGGAAAAGGCGCGGCCGCGTAAGTAAAAAGTTTTCCGACTGGTGATTGACATGATTGACTACCAAGACGATTCCCCGGACGAGTCCGAGGCTGACCCCATCGACGCAGACCTGGTGAATGCGGATTGGCCCAAGAGGTCAAGGGACTCTCAGTCGGACATCGACGAGCGTTTGGCGTCATACCCAAAAAGCGCTTCGTTTATACACGGCGTCGGATGGTTTGCGTGGTTTGATATAGACAAGATGGACTGGGATGCGGACTCCGGAGACGCCCCCGTTGGAATGCTTAGAGAAGAGTTCAACGCAGGCCGAGTGACTGAGTACGTCGATGGCGACAAGTCGCGAGACCAACTTTACGCAGACGCAGTTGAATTTCTAAATAAGTGGGGCGTGAAAGCGACGGTCGTGTCGTAGACCCCGCCGACTGACTTGCACGGCAACCCTCCGCCTCGTTAGGCTACAGGTAGACATATTGCTTCGCGATGGATTTCGCGAAGTGCAGTGCGAGCGACTTGAGGATTCTTGTCGCGGCGTGCTTGCGGGACTTACACCGCCAGCCGTCGCTATTCGCGTTTGC